TAGGTTCGATCATCTGGTTCTATGGCAAAATGGCTAACGTCGAGATCGAACGATCTAGGATATCATTTAAGGTCAAGGCCCTGATCAATGTGCTTCAACAGCAGCAGATGCCGCGGCGAATCTATCAATCAGGATGTTCGCATATCTTCGGCGATACGATGTGTGGGTATGATCGGGTGGCGGGAAAGAATGCCCTTGGAAATCCGACTGGAAACGGCGCGGTTAATATCACCGCGATTGCGGGATCGTCCCAGACTGATATCGTGATTTCCCCCGGCACGACATTTTTGTTCACGCAAGGATCGTGCGTCGGACTGACTGGAGCTAACGCGGGAATCACGCGGGGGATTATCAGCAATGCGATATCAACAGTAATCGGCCTGGCGCGCCCGTTTCCCTTCACCGTTAGCGTCGGGGATACATTCCAATTGCTCCCTGGCTGTGATCATACGATTTCGACGTGTAACGGAACTTTCAATAATTTGCTGCGATTCGGAGGGATGCCATTTATACCTCCACCCGAGATATCAATTTAAGAGGCCTGTTGTGGAATTCCTGTGGCGGCCGAAACGTGCGACATGCCCAGTGTGGGCACTCCGGCAGAAGTGGCGGTGGGGAGGGGAAGTCAGATTCGTGCATAACCCAAGCTTCCCCCATTGGGCGTTCTGGATGTTCCGCACGATTTGGCGTGAGCCCCATGCGAATATCTGGTGGAGTTATGTACCGCTGGAACCGAGACGTAACTTACTACAGGCTACAATACACAAGATTTGGTTCAAAGGCGAACCTCGCAGAATCCGAGCCCATAAATGACACAGCGTGCTGATGTTATTGCCGAAGCCGAAAGTTGGCTGGGTACGCCCTTTCATCACGAGGCCAGAGTTAAAGGCGCCGGCGTCGATTGCGGGCAGATTCTTATAGCTGTGTACTCGAAGTTCGGCTTTATGCCAAAGGACTATAAGCTTGAACACTACCCGCCCGACTTCGCGATGCACCGAGATTATGAATGGTACTTGTCAATCGTGCAGACATTCGCCCGGGAAATCTCCGAAGCGAAAGTACAGCCAGCTGATATCGTACTGTTCAAGTGGGGCCGATTGTTCTCTCACGGAGGGATCGTGACGGATTACCCGAATATTATTCATGCCTGGGCGCTTACGAGATCGGTCACGCGCTATGCCGTGAACCTTGGGCCTTTGGCCTCAAAGCCCCGCCGCTTCTTCAGTCCGTTCAATGACTAAAGATTTAGGCTCATGACCGATAAGCTTGGCTTCAAAGGCGGCGCGCCAACGCCGTTTGTCAATGCCTTTGACACGGCGATCATAGGGAGCCTGCGCTACAACACTAGCATGAAGGGTCAGCCCCTGCATATTATTTACGGTACGCAGCGGATTGAGGTCAATATCTTAGAATTCTGGGGATACAAGGGCGGCTCAGGTAAAGGCGGCAAGGGCGCTGGCAGCGGTAAGGCGGGCGGTAAGAAGCAGGCGAATTATTCGGTTTACGTCGCAATGGCTATATGCCAAGGGCCGGTGTCACTAAATGGGTCTAGCCACGGTTCGGGCGGCAACAATGCCATTTACGCCAATGCAGGGATTGCCTACGGCGTCGCCGCTGTGGGCCTTAACTTCTTCGCGGGTAACGATGGACAAGCGCCCGATCCTGTGTTTGCTAGCAGTGATCCAAATACACCGGTCATAGGTTATTCAGGCACTGCTTATGTCACTGGCGATCCCCTTCAATTAGGGCAGAGTCCAGCGCTGCCAAACATTTCGTTTGAAGTCACGGGCTTTGGAGCCGGGGCTTTCCCTAACTTTACCGACAATGCGATCCCATCGTTTATCATAACGGACCTGCTTACCAACTCGCGCTACGGTGCGGGATTTCCGAGTGGGAACCTGGATTCTGGGGGCTCGATCGCCAACTTCGGCAACTACTGCATCGCCAATTCACTAGCTATGTCCTTGTTCCTAGACAGGTCTCAACCAGCGGCGCGGTGGGTGGAAGAGGTCTGTCAGTTGACAGTTGCCGCACCGTTTTGGTCGAGTGCGCAGCTTAAGATCGTGCCCTATTCCATTGTGAGCGTCACTGGGAATGGGGTTACGTGGACGCCGGACCTAACGGTTAGGTATGGAGTCTCTGATTTGGAGTTCATCGATTGGGGCGGGGATAGCGACCCTGTTATTGTTACTCGCGCCGATCCAACCAATGTAACCAATTGGCTGGGCCTTGAGTTCTATGATGGGAACAATTATTATAACCCGGACATCGCCTACGTCTTTGACCAAGGGGCGATCGACGAGTATGGCCTGCGGACTGAACCCGTCGGCGAAGGCCATTCGTTCACAAACTTCACGTCGGCGCAACAGAGCGCGCAGCTTCAACTAAATCGGAAGCAACTGGTGCTAAATACCTTTAAGTTTCAGCTAGGTTGGAATTACGTCCTACTCGATCCGATGGATATCATAGAGCTTACGGACGTGCAAGCTGGGCTAAGTGCTACGGCTGTACGGATCACGGGGATTACAGAGAATGATAACGGAGAGCTAACATTCGACGCGGAAGAATTGCCAGGGATTACGACGCTTCAACCATTCAATGGGTTTCAATCGGGTAGTTCGGCGATCCCCAACTTCAATGTCAGCCCGCCGAATGTCAACGACCCGATTATCTTTGAACCCAATGTCGCCCTAAGCAACGGGGTCAATCAGGTTTGGATTTTAGCCTCGGGCTTGCCGCCTGATTGGGGCGGTGTGGCCGTTTACGTTTCGTCAGACGGAAGCACGTATGCATTTATTGGGAACGTCTACGCTGGGGCGACGCAAGGGACACTGAGCGCTAATCTCGCGGCCTATGGCGGTTCTAACCCCGACACCACTAATACGCTTTCGGTTGATGTTTCAGAAAGTGGCGGCCAATTGCTCACGGTATCGTCTGGTGATGCGGCCGCTGCGGTGACGCTCTGCTTCGTTGACGGAGAGTTGTTATCCTACGAAACGGCGACCTTAACGAGTACGAATCATTATAATTTGACGACGCTGTACCGCGGGCTTTACGGTACGACACCGGGTTCGCATTCCTCGGGGGCTAGTTTCGGCTACATCGGCTTGACGAATGAACCGCCGGGACTGTTGAAATACACTTACCCACCAACGTTCGTTGGCCAAACCGTTCATTTCAAGTTTACGTCCTTCAATGCCTTTGCTGGCGAGACTCAAGACATTTCCTCCGTGACGGATTATACTTATACGCTTACGGGCAATGGTGCTGTCAGTCCCCTCAACGTACCGTTTTCATACAACGGGATTCCAACGAGCGGGACTCCGATTCTGAATTACACGTTCGGCAATGGCGACAGCTTCCCGGCGAACTTAGCGGGCAGTGTTTGTACTTCTAGCGTCGCGGCTACGGCCAGCACTACATTTCACATTGCCAAGAATGGTACGAATTTCGCGACCATGACATTCGCCGCCAGCGCCACCTCCGCCTCGTTCTCCGGCTCGGCCGAGACCTTTGTATCCGGGGATCGACTGACCATTATTCCAGCTTCGACGGATGCAACTCTGTCGAATCTTACCGGCAATCTTGCCGGAATGTCGTGAGGAAAGGGACCCAGGTTATGGCTTTACAACTACTTAGGGATGCGATTGTCGTTGATCTTAGTCATTGGCAACCGCCTGGCTCCATCGATTGGAAAACCGCCAAAGCCGAGGGCAATGTCGTCGGCGCTATCATTAAACTGATGCAGAACGGCGCCCCCGACCCGGCTCACGTGCAGCATCTGTACGACGCTTATGAAGCGGGGATCAGGTTGCTGGGCATATATGATTTCGGCGTCGAAGACCCAGATCATGTGACTTTTCTAAATGAGGCACTGGGAGAATTTCAAGGCCGGTTGGATCGCGTGCTCCTTGCGCTCGACGCCGAGCAATCGTCGAATCAGATGAGTGTCGCTACGGCCGCGGTTTGGGTTCAAGCCATAGATTCGAATCAGCACCGCTATCCGACATTGTATATGGGTAAGGCCGGGCCTGATGGAACCGGCCGTATGTTGCCGAACGCAGCGCTCAGCAAATGTGATCTCTGGTTGCCGAAGTATGGCCCCGAACCTACGGTTGATTCACTTCCGCCCGGCTTCCGATTGCCAACCAGTGATACGGATAGGGGCGGGGTGCTGCGGCTCTGGCAGTTTACGGGTGATGGAATCAATCCGCCAGCGGTCTGGCCAAAGGGAATCCCGCCTAAGTGCGATTTGTCCTACCCTGTAGGGTTTAGTTCGATTGAGGCGCTCACGGCTTGGTGGGGGACGTGATGGCCGAGGATACGAAGCCCGAAGCGAAGCCCGTGGCACCTAAGCCAAGCGTTCCGGCTATGCCGCCGGCCGCCACCGCGCCGTGGTGGGCCGTATGGGGCCTCGGCTATACGATTGTCATCGCTCTCATTGCACTCGCCGGTCTGATCGTTTGGCGCGCCCAGGACTCTAGCCAATACGCCCAGATGGTTGTCACGGCGATGATATCGCTGGCAACTGGGGCCGTTGGGTATTATTTCGGTAGTTCGTCAGGATCAGACAAGAAGGACACGGCGATTGCAAATATGAGTCCAGGGCCGGGGCCTAACGCCGCGCCTGATTCACAAGCTACCGCAGATGCCTTGAATGCGGCTGAGGCACTGCGGAATAAACTGGGAGCCGCACAATGATCGTAGAGCTGATTACCCATGTCTTGCATGGGGTGGTGAAATCTCTAACCAATGAGGAAAAGATTATGGCAACGTTGACTGATCTGCAGACCGCCGTGGCCGACGTTAAGACCAAGGTCGAGGCCCTTGAGCAACGGGTGGCCAGCGCCCCGCCAACGGTGTTGCAAAGCGATCTCGATCCTGTAGTCGCTGACCTTAATGCTTTGGGCACAAGCATCGACGCAGTGCTCACGCCAACGCCGCCAGCAACTCCACCAGCGGTCTGAGCCTTAAGCTTTGGAGGAACTAAATGACTGAGCTCAAAGCACTAGGGGTGGCAATTGCCACCCTGATTCTTTGTTCATGTACCCCGGCGCAAATTCAAACCGCGATCGCGGATCAAGCGAAGATTCAAGCGGATTTAAACGCAGGCTGTGCGGATTATCAAGCTACGGTTGGAACATTGGCGCCGCTGGTTGCTGTTTCGCCCCAGGCTCAAGTCATTATGGGCTTCGGCTCAGGAGCCTGTGTCGGCACGACTGCTACAGCGGCGTTGGTTACTAGGGCCCTGAATGATCCAGGAACACAAGCTTGGTTGATTGGGCTATCGACTGACTTGAAGGGGCTGTAGCTCTAAGCGCTTAGCCTTAAACAGATTTATGGCGGGAAAGAACTTCCCGCCATTTTTCTGCCAGGACTAAGGGCTTAGGACCTTCATCCAGTGTTCAAAGGTTTTGAGCAGGGAGTTTGGTGTGCTGTTGTTTGAAAACACGGCGTCTTCTGTGATTCGTAGGTATTCGCGTTCGGAGGGATGTGAGCCTGGAGCTGCGCCAGTTCGGATCAGGAGGATGATTTTGCCACCTAGTTGCCTGACTTTCGCCGCTTCATTGAGGAAGCGCAGATCGTCACAAACGACTTTTGGCTTGGCTTCAACCGCCCGGCCCCAAGCCTCGATCCAGAGCTGAGGATCGATTAGCTCCCGGCCCCACTCGGTGCCCA